GGAAAGAAAATTAAGAACAATCTGAATATCTTGAAGTTTCTTTGCCGGAAGAATACAAGTCTCCAGCATACGAGTAAGAATAACTTCAATATCTTTGTTCTTCTGAACTACCCAACGAACTTGAGGATTAGTACCATGAATATCAAGTCCGCAAGAACCACCAAAATACTCTTGAAGAAAATCTAAAATATGGCGATCATCCTCCCGAAGAGCAATAGCAAGCGAAGCAAAAAGAGTTTTATTAGAATTGATATGGTTCTCTCGAATAGAAACTGATCCTTCTCCCATAAAGATACCAACAAACTGGTGCCAAACATCAGCAGGAACAAGATCAATGTCAAAAGAAGGACAATTTCGACAAATAAAATTTGAGGTAGAAGTAAGCGCTCCACACTTGATACAGGGTTTAGGTAAACGTATTCTTGGCATAGTGTTCCTTTCTGGACATTATAACACGAATGGCGATAAGGTACAAACAACAATTTTGGATAAGGTGCAGTTGCACGAGAGCGAAAACGTTTTCCAGATGTGGAAACACTCTGGCGGGCGTGATTGGCGTCCTCTGCTCCGCGGTGTGCTGGGCAACAACGTCAAACGCAAGATCGAAATGCTTTCCCGTAATGCCTACCTGAAGTCCCCTCGGCAATTCTGGACCTATGGCGGGACTGCTACCAATTTGTCGGAACTTGACAGTACCTCGACCTTCGGGCTGGATATTGTCAATGCCTGGAATCTGCGCTTGGGCAACCTCGGTTCGCCCGTGATCCCTGGAACCGCAGCTTCCGTCAAATTGGCGATTCTGCCTCCTGGCGCAATCTTCGACTTCTTCACCTCCATCGCGAACTTTGGTGCTGGCGCGAAGAACGAAACTGCGCTATGGCGCGATGCCTTCGTCTATCATGGCGATGGGTTGCTGAAATACGAAATTGGTAGTTACAAGAATACCAAGTTCGTTGAGCACCCGAATGATCGCTATGGTATGAACAACAGCATTTTGTACAATGCTGGCAAGGTGTTTGATCAGTATATCGTCATCCAGGCGATCAACATGGGCGATGGCGCTCCTGATCCTCAGACCACAGCAGTTGATAGTACTTGGTTCGTTGGGCAGAAAGCTGCAACTCACTATCTGCAATGCAATGACGATGCCGACTTTACCAATCTGACCATCAACGATATTCTAACTATCCATATCAAGAAAAGTGCCTTGAATGGTGATTCTGATGGCGTGGACTTCCTGGATGGCAAGACAATCAACCGCCGACTTGTCGGTATTGATGACGTGAATTGCCGTTTGTCCTTTGATCGTCCTTTGATGTTCAACTACAAGGACTCCGCTACCCTTACTCCCAAGAGTGGAGATCCCGAAACCGCCTATGCCTACATCACTCGTGCTCAGCACGTTGGGTTTATCCTGACCCTGGGTTCTCGTGGTGGAATCATGGGTAACGTGAATCGCCCCCTGCGCTTCTACGAACCTCGTCCTGTGGACGACTTCGAGGCGGTTTGGCGGTACGTGTGGGACATCGTAGCTGGCTACAACATTTGGGAACCCCATTTGTTCGAGTGCCACTTCGTTGCTGTGAGCCTGCCGAAACCTGGCGGCGTTATCAGCCCGACTACTTTTTCCTAATCTGACTTAGATTATCGAGGTGCGGCATGGATGTTGCTAACATGAAAAGCAAGGTAATTAGACTGCTAGGGGCAACCGTAGTAGTCGAAGAAGGGCTGAGTGAGTCCGTCCCTGCTTCTCCTATCCACAGCGAGGTGTACTCATCCGACCTGTTGATTGATGGCATCAATGCCGCCCTCGATGCGATTTGTGTCAAGATTTGGAAGCCGTCCCTAATAGTCATTCTCGGACCTCTCGGAGTGCCCGATGAGGGTCTTGGGATAACCCAGATAAGTTCTATTGGAATGACATCTCCACAAGGACCCATAGGTACAGTAAAAGCATTATTGCCTACTGACCTAATAGATATAGAAAGCGTATGGAGCTTTCAGTATGGCACCTTTGTTCCAAAAATACCGCTCGCCATACACCATGCTCTTGAAAATGTCTGGGCAAATTCGTGGTTTTTGTATCCTCACGGATACATAACATTCTCCATGGACTTATCTGCAACAGAAAAGATGACTGTATTTTACTCAGCCTACTGGACTCACATCACCGAAGCTGACGAAACAACCGAACTTTCAGGCGAGTCGGTTCAACTTGAACCCCCAAATCTCGCAAATGAAGCCATTGCACTTTATGCAGCGTCCTATTGTCTCATCAATCAGGCTAATCAAGCGGCTTCAATCCGTACCTATAATACCAAGGTGGATAGCGGAACTCCAACGCAGAACCCTGCGAAGGAAATGTCTCAATATCTGCTTCAACGCTACCAGTACGAGCTTGATAAACTACCCAAGATGGATAAGGGCGATGTGCTAGGACCACTTACCGGATGACGCAGATTGTTGATCTCATCCTTGATCGTATGGTTACTAACCTCAAAGTCTCCATGATTGACGAGGTAGCTGATGCTAAGGAAAAAGCATCACTTGTCAAAAAGGGACTTCTTCAAGTCAATAAGATTGAGAAACGCATTGAAATAGGCGTTACAGGTGGCGACCATGAGGACCCCAACTATCGTGATGGCATTTCCAGCCTGAGCGACATGCCCAACATTGCACAAGATTTTGCGGCAAGGGAAGTTGGCGGCGGATCATCCTGGTATCGGCGTGGTGTAGCACGACTCGAGTGTTATCTTTTGACAGATGGTTTGTCTGAAGATAAAGCATTTACCCGAGCCTACAACATCCTTGGTCGCCTTATGGTGTCAGTAGACATCATTCCAATCTATGATTTGGTTGATACCTGGGGTGAGCGTGGCGTGCGATTATATTGCTTCGGGAATACTTATTTCGAGTCTGGCGGCCCTCCCGCTCAGTACATCTTTCGTGGCAAGATTTTTTGGCAAGCTCTTACAGAGCGTCCAACGTAATCTTAGTAAGGAATATTATGTTCATTGAGAATCAGTTTCAGACGATCAATTTCAACCAGAAGGTCATGTTTGGCAAAACCTTTGCCATGCTGACTTATTCTAAGTTCCAGATTCTCTGGTCTATTATCGCCCTTTGGTTCATGTATATGATGAACAGTCTCGGTTTTCAGAAGTGGTCTACCAAGTTGTCGAGCCATTACAAGACGGTGCTCAAGAACACGTGGAGAAACACCATTACTTTGCTCCATTCCCTTACAGAGAAGTTGATCTTCTTTAGAAAGACCACTTATAACCAAAGAAATATATCCCTCCTTACTAAGAGTACGAGTATATCCATACTTATATCCAGGTTTTGCACTAGGTGGTTTCATAAGTTTGTGACAGCAGGATCGGCACAATCCAGTAAATACTCTGGAATGTTTAATACTAATCCTTCGGACCCATCTATCATTTTTGCAAGACCCGCAAGTAACAAGAAATGCCAGACTGTTTCCATCATCAATAATCTTCCAATTATTCCAATGGATTTGGCTTCCAAGAAGAAGGTTAAGATTTTGAACTGGATTCGTGTTTGGTTTTCTACTCATTGTATTTATCCTCTTTTCTGTATATGCAACTGGTATAATAGCCAAGTATACCACATTGCGAAGGAAGGTGTATTTTGAGTGTCTCAGCACAAGCCGGTATCATCGGGTTTGGTCCGCAGGTTGGTAAAGGCACCCTGGCGACTGATTTTTATCGCCATCGTGCTACCATGGTGGACATTGATCTCGCGGATGATGTCCGTGAAGGTCCTCCCGAGGTGGGCGGTTTAGCAGTTCCCACATTCCCGTACAAGGCGGGTCCGGTAGTCGCTGGCGGTATGACGATCCAACCTCGGTTGGAAAATACCCTCGGCTGGCTTCTGTATGCCCTGCTTGGCGGTGTGGATTCGAGCGTCAATGGTGACGGTCTTTCCTACACCCATGAATTTCACTTTGCCGATGATGACAGTACCTTCGTGCCCTGGTTGAGCTTCCAGAAGTACGTTCCGAAGGTCAATGGTGTTGCTCAGAGCGATCTGATCCAGCAATTCCAAGACTGCAAACTTATCTCTTCGGCATTTACTTTCCCGAATGACGGTCCTATCGTGTCTCGTCTTGATGCGATTGGTCGGCGTGTTGATCTGTCACGCCCTGGGGCTGGCTCTCCTCCATACTCTGTTGCTTGGGAAAATGAGATGGAACACTGGGGTTCAATCCCCGTTGGTTGCTTTACTGGTGGCTACATCAAGGTAGAAGGAACTGAACTACCCGTTGTGGCGGCTCAGGTGGGCTTCCAGAATGTTCCTCTTGACCTCCGTATGGAGCGTATCTATGGTGATCCGTACCTGAACGACATCACCATTGTTCAACGCCGCCTCGCTTTCGACATTACTGTGAAGTATGAGGATCAGAACCTTTACCGTCAGGTATTGGGTGGTTCCAATGTCGCAACCGAATGGGGTCAGCATCCCTACACAGCCGCCATGGACATCAAGACTGTTTCCTCGGCGACTATGCCTGCGGGTGGCTCTCCTGTTATCACTCCTACTGATCCATACAGCTTGGAAATCAAGGCTGATGAGGTTATGCTGAGTCAGGTGGGTGGTCTTACCCTCGCCGGTAATCAGGCTGTTCTCATGCGCTTTACGGGTGTTGCAATTGACAACGCTCTCGACTACGTTACGATGGAACTCATCAACGAAGTCGCAGAGTATGACTGGCCCTCCTAAGCCATGATATAATAGAGACACACTAGATTGGGGGGAGTGCAAACTCCCCCCTCTAAAATCATATAGGAGAGATACTATGCCGTACCAGACTTCAGCCGCACTTGTCAAAGAGTTTCCTCTTACCAAGACTGATGAAATTCACAAGAACGAGGGTGATCCAACTGTTGTGAAAATTCGCCAGGTCAAGATGGGCGATAAAAAGCTTCGTGACGATCTGTACGCCAAGTTTGAACGCCGCTTTGATGGCAATACTGTAACGGTTTCGCAAGTTGTTTCTTTGGATGATGTTCAGCGCAAGGAAGTTTATCTTACCCTGGCTGGATGTAACATCTGCGCCTCTGATGGGAAAACTCCCTTGTTCCAATTTGAAGGCGACCGGCTAAAGAACGAACATGACTTCAATGTCGCCTGGGCAACACTCGATAATGATGTCGCCGAAGAAATCCATGACAAAATCATGGAAATGAATCCGATGTGGAACCCAAACTTGGGGGAGACTATCTCTCAGATAGACTAGAGGAGCTTTCGGATGCCATAGACAAATATTATGGTATGCTGAATCTGATCAGAAATAAAATTAGACCGACTCCTGAAGAAATTCACGAGAAGCCTGAGCCTCTTGTTATTTACGAGACTTGCAAGGCGCTCGGTATAAGCAGAGT